GACCCAGACCGAAGGCCGTCGAGGTCGGGTTGTCGGCCGTCGTGCGACCGCTGGACTCGCGCTGGATGATCCACTGCTCGGCGCCGCTCAGTCCGCCCTTGCCCTGCGGGAACGGCTGACCCTGACCGAGACCACCCTGACCGCCCCCGCCCGCCATGTTCGCCGTGAGCTGGCGCAGGTACGCCTGCTGCTGGGCCTGGAGCGCCGCCTGGCTCTGGAACTGCGAGGACGCCTGCTGGAGCATCCCCACCGTGTCGATGATGCCCGACTCCAGCTCCGCCTGCGCCGCCGACTGCTCGCGGCCCAGACCCTCCTGGGCGTACCTGGTCGCCCCGATCTCCTCGCCTACACTCGACTTCGCCCGAGCCAGCTCCGCGCCCCGCATCGCGGCGTTGTAGCCGCGGTACGGCTCGACCCCGCGCGAGGCGATGGCCGTCAGATCCTTGAACTGGTTCGGGTCCGAGCCCAGGTTGTAGCCCGAGCTGGACACGGCGCTCAAGGCCTGCCCTGGCGCCGCCGCCAGCGCGCTGTCCCCCGCGCCGTAGCTGGTGTTCAGGCGGTTGTAGGTGTCCTCCCACAGGCCCCTGTTCGCCTTGCCTGTGGCGCTCAGCTCCTTCTTGCGCAGCTTGTACAGGTCCACCAGGCCCCGACGGGCGTTGCCCTTGGACGCCGTGAAGCTGGCGAGCTGAGCGGCGTACGGGTCCGTCGGCATCTTTAGTAGCCTTCCAGGAGCGTGCGGACGAGCTGGTTCAGGTACCCCTGGACGGCTGGCCCCTGCGGGCGCCCGCCGCCCGTCAGGCGACCCAGCATCAGCTTGCTGGTCGCGTCACGGTCCTTGCTCGGCCCCGAGCGCAGGAACGCCAGGGCGCTCGCGCGCTGGTCGCCTGCGGCGCTGACCTGCGGCACGGGCGGGACCGCGTGCGCGCCCTGGGTCGGCGCCCCCGCGGGGAAGCGCGGCGTCGGGTACGGCCGCGCGGGCAGGCTGGCGTCCTTGCGGCCCGCCTTCGGGAACGTCGGCAGGCCGCGGCGCACGCTCGGCAACGCCGTCGGGCGCGGCGGCGCGAGGCGCTCGTTGCCGACCGTGATCACGTCAGACCCTGCGGGCGATGGCGAGCACGACCAGGACGATCAGGACGATGATCAGGATGGTCACCAGTGTGTGATCCACGTCAGCCTCCCATCAGCTTGAGGATGCGGGCACGGTCGGCCCGCGCCTGGTTGTAGCGCTGCTGGATCGCGGACGCCTGCGAGTTCGCCTCCGTCTTGCCCTGCGTCGTCTGGCGCAGGAGCTGGGCCATCTGGCCGCGGAAGTCCGTCTCGTAGTTCGCCTGCTCACCCGCGCGGTCACGCGCGAGCTGGGCCAGCGCCTCGTTCAGCAGACCCGACTGTGCCAGTCCGCGGTTGGCGTAGTCGGCGGCCAGGTTGTTCTGGCGGTCGGAGTACGTCGAGGCGAGCTGCTTGAGGAAGGTGTCGCGGCCCGCCGAGAGCTGGGAGCGACCAAAGTTGTAGTCCGCCCCGAGCTGGGACTGGCGACGGCGGACCCCGCCGAGCTGGTCGTAGAGCTGGCTGATCAGCGTGGCCGACGGCGGCGGCGGCCCCGAGTACTTCGGCGCCGCCGCGCGCGGCGCGGCGGCCCTGGGCGCCCCGCCCGCGGTGCGCCGCGGGGCGGGAGCCGACGAGCGGCGCGCGGGCGGGCTGTAGCGGGCGCTCGCGCTCACCGCAGGGCGCCGCCTGGCCCGCGTGGCAGGCGACCCGCCGCCGCCCGTCGCGCGGGCGCGGGGCGCGCTGGCCGTGTACGACCGCCGCCACGAGGCGGCCGAGCGTCCGTCGGCCAGGGGCATGAGGGCCATGTCAGACTCCTGATGTGTCGTAGGTCGAGTCGATCGCCGTGACGACGATGTAGTGCTCGTTGGCGACCGTGGTCCCCGCGCTCTTGTTGTGGACCCGCAGGTCGTAGCCTGTCGCGGAGAGGTTCCAGACCGTCACGATCAGCTCGCCCGACCCGACGGGGACGGGCGTGACCTGTGAGGCCACCGTCGCCTGGACGTACGGTACCGCTGTGAAGGTCTGATCGAAAGAGAAGTGTCCGAGACTCACGCCCGCGCCCGAGGCGAGCGCGCCCAGATTGTGGGTGTGCGTCTCGATGTGGTGCGTGTGGACCAGCTCGAACTGCATGTACTGGAGCAGGGCCACGAAGTCCTGCATAATCCGCGGGGCGTCCTGGTCGGGGTCCAGCGACTGAAGCTCCCACGGGACGTTCGGGTTGGTCATCAGATGGCCACCCGCATCAGGTTCACGTCGGCGGTGAAGTTCTGAGCCGTGCCGTGGGTGTGGAACACCTCGAAGGTGACCTGGTTCCCCGCGACCAGGGCGGCCACGTCCGTCACCGAGGCGCGCGTCGAGGGCGTGTTGCCCTCGTTGCGCACCTGGGTCGTCTGCCCCGTCGGCAGCGTGCCCGTGCCGTTGGCGTACTTGATGTCGCCCAGCAGGCGGTTGTTGATCGTGGTGCCAGGGATGATGTTGAAGCGGATCACGTAGATCCCGCTCTTGCCCGCGGGGATCGTCACCGTGGTCGAGGTCGGCGCGAAGAAGCCGTCGGTGTCCTGGTCCTCGGTGTCGAAGCTGATCTGCGTACCAGTCGAGTCGTTGATCGACTGGTTCGCGGCCCGACGGATGCGGCAGCCGACCCGCGCGATGTCGTGGGTGTGGACCACGCTGTTGTTGATGAAGGTGACCAGGTCGGAGAAGTTCTGGTTGACCTGGGTCGCGTCCGCCGTGGTGGCGTTGGCGAACGTGTAGGTGACAGCGACGCTGGACATGGTGCTCCTAAGCCAGGTTCCGAGGCTTCAGCACGAAGCTCAAGCCCAGCAGGGTCCACGGGTTGACCGAGTTGTCGTACACCTTGATGCGGAACGCGGGGCTCGTGCCCAGGCCCGCCAAACGGGCGCGGATCACGTCCTTGCCCGCGCCCCACAGGGTCGGCGAGCCCCACGGCGAGCTGCCCCAGGTCATGCCGCTCGGGTCCAGACTCACCGTCTTGGTGATCACCTGGGCCGACTGGTAGCCCTTGGCGATGTCCACGCTCACGCTGTAGGCGCCCTCGGCCGTGAAGAAGGTGTACAGGCGCCGTCCCATCTTGCGCCGCTCGGGCACCCCGAAGTCCAGCCACTTGGTCGTGAAGTAGGCGCTGATGGCGCCGCCGTTGTCGGTCGCGCCCGTGCGGAGCTGGAAGACCTTGTTGCGCGTGTTGTCGTCGGTGCCGAACAGCTCCTCCCCGCCGACCCTGTTCCAGATGGCGGCGTGGCGGATCTCCCACGAGCGGTACTTCGTCCAGGTGCCCGTGACGAAGTCGAAGACGTACACGGTGTCGTTGTAGGCGTTCGCCCCCACCTCGTTGACGAACAGGTAGTAGCGCTGCTGGTAGACGACGCCGCAGGCGGTGTCCAGGTTGCCGACGGGCAGTGTGTTCAGCGCGGGGTCGATCTTCTCGCTCACGCGCGTGACCTTCGCCCCGTCGAAGGAGAAGACCCCGCGGTAGGACAGGAACATGACGCCCTTGTCCCAGGCGGCGACCGTGCGGGGCGCCACCGTGCCCAGGGACGGGTTGGCCAGCACCTTCACGAACGAGCGCGGGTCGTTGCCCCGCAGGGTGAAAATCTTGTTCCGCTTGAAGACGGTGAGCTGGTCCAGGAACGGCACGAGGGCCACGACCTCGTCGCCGTCGTCGGGGTCGAAATCGATGAAGCTCGTCGTCTTCACGATCGTCAGGTCCGTCGGTGTCGCATCCGACCCCGTGAACCAGACACGGCTCTTGTTCGCGCCGCCGCCCAGGAACAGGCGGTTCTTGTGGAAGGCGATCGACGTGGCCAGCGGGTGGTTGGCCGTGGTGCCGACCGTGGTGCCGTAGCGCACCGCGGTGGACCCGTCGTACTTCAGCGTGCCGTCCACGCCGTTCACGATCCAGGCCGAGTCCCCCGCGACGATGCCCGCGTTCACGCTCGACGCCGTCTGCGTCGAGGAGGTGATGTCGCTGAGGGCGTAGCTGGAGTCCATCGAACGGGTCGCGAACCCTGGCCGCGTGATCAGCAGCACACTCGTGCCGTTGGAACGGCGGAACGGCAGCAGATGGTCGTAGGCGGCGTTGGTGTCCGCCGTGCCTCGCAGCGTCATACCGTCGCGCTTGCGCACGGCCCCGCGCGTGTCGAAGTCCACGTTGAGACAGTCGGGCGTCTCGGTGTCCTTGACATGCAGTGGGTCGGAGGTCAGGTTCAGGCCCCCGCCCAGGGTCATCAGCTCGACGAGCTGATCGCGGACGGGCATTACTGCTCCCAGGGCATCGGCGGGCGGTACAGCAGCGTCGGCCGCTCCTGCTGGCCGCCGTAGACCATCGGCGTCTGCCGCTGGGCGCGCAGCAGGTCGTCGCGCATGTTGTTCACCCCGTCGGCGAACTCCTTCTTCTTCACGTCCGCGGCCTCGAAGTCACCGATCTTCTGGTAGACCCAGACCAGCGCGCCCGCCTCCAGGTGGTGGTGGTAGCGCGACGGCAGCAGCGGCGTGTCCGTGTCCCCGCTCAGGCTCGCGGGGACGGTCGCGTACACGACCTGGACCGAGTAGATCGACTGCGGCGTCGGCCACAGCGCCAGCTTCTCGACCTGGAGGACCGTCCAGTACGAGGGCGTCGTGGACGACGACGCCGTCGTCTGGCCGTACGGGGCGAGCTTGAAGTACTGCTCGGGAGGCAGGTACGCGAGCACCACACCCTGCGCCATGACCTGGGTGATGCGGTGCGCCTCCACGTCGGAGGCGATGGCCGCCGAGGCGTACTCGGCCTGAGCCACGACCGTCGAGAACGTGGCCCTGGCCATCAGGAACGGCCACTGGTCGTCGGCGAGCACCTCCTCGTAGGCGTTCTGCACGAAGCGGTTGATCTCGGCGTCCGACACGTCGGTCGTGTCAACGTCGGCCAGGAGGCGGACGTTGTTGCGCAGGGTGCCGAGGTTGCTCATCAGCCCGAGCGGCCCAGGATGATGACCTCCCAGCTCGCGCCGACGAGGCTGGTCGCGTTGGCGACCTCGGTGTTGGAGCCCGTGGAGTACATCTTGACCTTGCCCGCGTTCGCACCCGAGGTCTGGAACTCCAGCGTGTTGCCGTCGGTGTTGATCGCGGCGGCGTCGTTGGTCGCGATGACCAGGATGGCCTCGATGTGCTTGAGGCCCACATCGGGCAGAGTGTCCCCGCCCGTCGCGTACGAGCCCGAGCCCGTGAGGCGGCAGCGGACCGCGCGGAAGGCGCCCGAGTAGACGATCTTGCCCGCCTGCGGGCCGACCGCGATCGGGATGCCAGGGTGAATGGTGACGTTGGAGTCGATCCTGTTGGCGACCGTCATGGCCCCCATGTGAACCTCCTACGACCAAGGGGCGGCGGCTCGGCCGCCGCCCCTTGCGAGTCGAGAACCGCTCAGGCCGTCTTGCCCGTGAGCTTGCCCTGGCGGGCGCGGTTCGAGGTGGTCAGGTTGCCGTAGGTCAGGATCTGCGAGTACCGCGCGTCCACGTCGTGCCGCTTGATGAACGGCGTGTTGCGGAACCAGGTCTGGGTGTGCCCGAGCAGCGACAGGTACTTGCTGTTCAGGTAGTACCAGACGCCCGCCTGGGCGTAGAGGTCGAACATGACGACCCCGCCCTTGAACAGCAGGTTCTGGAAGCCGCCGTCGGCGGTCTTCATGTCGGTGTAGCGCGCCTGGGGCTGGAGCAGGCCCTCGTACTTCTCGAACAGGGTCTGCGTGGTCAGCATCAGGTCGGGATGGTCGTTGCCCTTGCTGACCGAGTTGTAGCCCGTGGTCAGCCTGGACAGCGTCAGCGCCTCGGCGGTGGCCTCGACGTAGCTGACCCACCAGGTGTTGGTGCCGACGGCGATGTTGCCCAGGCCCGTGCCACCAGCGGTGCAGCCGCCCGCGCCAGGGTCGGCGGCGGAGACGATGCCCGCCAGCCCGCACCAGTCCTTGCCCGAGTTGCCCGTGCCGTCCAGGAAGAACATCTGGTTCATCGCCTCGGCGATGGACAGCTCGGCGTGCTGGACCTTGGCGTCGAGCAGACGGATGACCTGGCTGACGCCGTTGTTCTTGGCCTCCTCCATACCCGAGATGGCCACGATGCCGACGTACTGGCGCCAGGCGTACTCGGCGGCGGTGAAGTCGGTGGACTGCGCGTTGGTCACGAACGAGGAGAGCGAGTCGTAGTCGGCGTAGGAACCGACGGCGGTGCTCTTGACGCCCATCACGGGGACGATCAGCTTGTTGCCGCCGTCCTCCTTGTCGAGGCGCCCGCCCTCCTGAAGCCAGTACATCAGGGGGTTGGCGCGGAAGATGTTGTCCTCCAGCTTGCGACGATACTTGTTCATCGTCGTCGAGAGGATCGTGTCGAAGTTCGGGTTGGCCATGTCTTCCTCGGGTTATCAGGTACGCCCCGTCACTGTCCTGGGACGTACACCCCTGGTTGGCTGTCTTCGTGGCTCACCTGTGACCAGTCGGTCACACCGAGCTGGCGCATCGCCTGAGCCGCAGCCTCCGCGAAGGACTGCGGCTCAGGCTCCGCCGTGGGAACGGCGCCCTGGTTGATGCCCGAGCGCGGGGCCTGGAACGCAACCTGCTGCTTGGCGAGCTGGCGCGCGGGGTCGGGTGCCTGTGGAGCGCCCTCGGAGAGGAAGCGCTCCATGCCAGCAGGCACCTGCGGCCCCTGCTGCGGCTGCCCCTGAAGCAGCGCGTCCTGGTTCATGGCCAGGAACGCTGCCACAGGGTCGTCGATACCGTTGGAGTAGGCGTGCTCGTACACGGCGTCGGGGTCGTACTCGATCCCGAACCGCTGCGCGATCTCGTCCACCTTCGACATCTGTGCGTCCAGCCAGGCGTTGGCTTCCTGCTCCCCCGCCTGGTCGAACCGACCCTGGAGCCCCGTGACGATCTCACGAAGCTGCGCCAGTTCCTGGTGCAGGGGGTCGTTGGGGTCCAGGCCCTGCTGCCCGTACGGGTCGTTCCCGTTCTGCTGCTGGCCCAATTCCCCTG